TCCAAATAGAACGGAAGTTATCGGAAACATTTTTGACAATCCAGAGCTGTTGGAGGTGGAGTGATGATTTTATTTTGCCCTGATTTAACGGGAAAAGAAGAGGTAAAAGCAATGTTTATTGGGAATGGAGATTTTGTCAGACCAGTGTTACATCCGTGCATTAAAGAGAAATGCATAGCGTACAAGGATGGAAAGTGCATGAAATACGATAATGAAGTGGAGGTAAAAGATGAATAGAGAAATCCTTTTTAAAGCAAAGAGAATAGATAATGGTGATTTGGAGGTGGAGTGATGAAAAAATATGATATTTTAATTGCAAAATTGTATGCGTGCTGTGGAAATCAGGAAGAGTTTCCATGTGAGCCGATTACCATTGATACTAATAAAATGAGCGAGTTATTGGAAGGTGTATTTATAGAAGCGGGATTGTTGGAGGTAGAGTGATGAAAACAATAATTTACACAGTAGATGACGAAGAACCAGATTGCAATAGATGCGATCATTGTTGCGGCGAAGATTATTATTGTATCAAACAATGTGGAGCAGAACATGGATGGAATGGATACGAAAGGTTAGAGAGAATTGAAAGTGATGAGGAGTAACCATGTGGAAAATATCAACGATATCCAAAAAAGAATTATCCTGAGATGGATTTAATGGATAAAATCGAGGAACTAGAGTTGTTGGAGGCGTAGTAATGAAAAAAGAGTGCATTAAATGCAAATATTATAAAAACTACTATAAATCAACAGAATGTTATTGCGAAAAAGGTTATTGTGTTATGGATAAGAAAAATAGGAGACGAAATAAATGAACGTACTAGAGAAGATCTTGGAAGAGATTGAAGATCATGCGATAGAGTTTGAATCATTCGGAATGTGTGATGATTATGTGAGTATTAGATGGATAAAAGAAATCATTCGTTCCCACATGGACGAAGTCCAGAAGTGCGGAGAATGCAGCCGAAGAAAATGGTATCAGAAAGGATATGAAGACAGCAAGAAAGACAATGACTGGATTCCTTACTCAGTACAAAATATGCCTAAGAAAGAAGATGTATATCTTGTAACGTGTGACGATGAAGAATATCCGGTAAAGAGAATGAGATTTAAAGAGGATTTATGGTACTGGACTTACGGGATATATGACGGAAGAATTTTGGCGTATCAGTCGTTACCAGAACCATACAAGGAGGAATAACATGGACATTTTAATCACAATCGCATTCCTGGCTCTGTACTACATCCTGGGGCTGGGAACCGTGATTACTTTAAAGACAGGATTGGAAGAGGATGTAAAACTAGAAGGTGCGGATTACCTGATGGCTGCGGGATTTCCGATACTGCTATTTGTGGTGTTTTTGGATTGGATTGTGCGAAAGATAGTGAGGTGGGAAGATGAAAAAGTTTAAATGGAAAGAATTTAAAAATAAATACAATAAGATTGCGGTGTACTGTAAGACTGAGGAGGAAGCGAAAGACTTCTGCAAGCAGATGCATGAACATGGAATGAAGTGGTGTAACGGAAAAAGTTATTTGAAAAATACAAATTATATGCGCAACGAAGGAACGTGTTATTACGGAAACGGAGAATATTCGACTCGTGATTTTGCGGAAAAGTACAATTATAAAATCTTAGAATGGAGTGATTACATGGACAAAGAATTTACCAAGGCAGATTTGGAAGATGGGATGGTAGTTGAACAAAAAAATGGAAACATGTATCTTGTATTGGCTGGGAAGGCAGTAAGAAAAGGCAGATGCAATCGTATAGACGGTTACACTGATGACTTGAAATGGGAAGGTTGTACAGGTTATACAGGAGGAGACATCGTTAAAGTCTATAGAATTACTCCGGAATCACTCGGATGCATAGAAGATGTGTTTATTAAAAGCAACCTTGAACTCATTTGGGAACGCACCGAATCGAAGAAAATGACCGTGGAAGAAATGCGGAAGAAGTTGGAAGAGCTGACCGGAGAGGAAATTGAGGTGGTGTAGGAATGACAAGAGATGCTATGAAACGCAGAAGGGAGACAGCAGACCACGTGAGAAAGATAGAAGCATACAAGATGGCAACGAGAAAGCCCTGTGAGACAGCTTTAAAGCAACAGGAGCATAAAGCCTTTGCCTGTGACTTTAAAGGCGGCGAGAGGGCAAATAAGGACGCTGTGGACTACATAGCAGAGAAATACAACATAAAAGAGCGGATCCCGGGAGGTGATTGAATTGGACAAGAACATAATCTATGAGTACATGGATGCAAAAGCTCTGGTAAAAGAAACAGAGGAAGACATCAGACGGCACAGAAGAAAGACGTTTGTGCAGGATAAAGTGACAGGCAGTAATCCGGAGTTTCCATACCAGCCGCAGAGCTTTAATATTTCTGGATGTGTAGAGAACACGGTGAATATAGACGAAGAGGAACGGTTGTTGGAAGAACGAAAGCTGAACGCAAAGCAGATTAAAGTAAAAGCAGAGCGAGTAATCAATAAAGCTCCGGTAAGGATGCAGAGGATTATCCGGTTCAAGGTCATGCAAGGGCTGACGTGGGATGAAGTGGCTGCAAAAATGAAAGGGAATTGCACAGGAGAAAGCGCGAGAAAAGAATTTCAAAGGTGGATGAAAGAAAAATAAAAGTTTGTCCGTTTTGTCCACATTGTCCGTTTTAAATAATATATAGTATAACATGGAGTCAGAAGAAAGACTTCAAAATCTTTCCAAACATTCGGAACACCGCCGGACTTCTCCCCTTTCTTGTCTGGCGGTGTTTTTATGCCGTGGTCAGTTGGGACAAGCGGGTTCGATCCCTGCACACGGTTTTGTAGCATATCACGGTAAATATTAAAAATCCGGAATGCCGTGGAAGTGCTACGGAGTGATATCACAAAACGCAGATATCCGCAGATCTGCAAAACAAACAAAAATAGATTCAGCAATCTATATTTAGTGTAATCAGCGTACCCGAGTGCGGATAGGGTAAAGGATGTCGATAAAGGGCATCCTATGGGTGTATAGCTCAGTTGGCAGAGCAATCGGCTGTTAACCGATGTGTCGCAGGTTCGAGTCCTGCTATACCCGTTGTGGATAAGTTCTAAAAATATCAACGATATGGCGAATAGATGGACTATACAAAACATGAACAAGAAGAATAAAAAATAATGAAAGAGGTGAGTCGGATGGCGAAAGGTAAATATCAGGAATGGCTAGAGCCGGAAGGCTTGCTAAAGATAGAGGGATGGGCGAGAGACGGACTGACAGATGAGCAGATTGCGCAGAATATGGGAATAACCGCGAAAACACTGTACGAATGGAAAAAGAAGTATAGTGAGATTTGTGAGTCCCTAAAAAGAAACAAGGATGTTGCGGATAGGCAGGTGGAGAACGCACTGTTCGAAAATGCGATAAATGGCAATATTACAGCCCAGATCTTTTGGCTGAAGAACCGGAAACCAGACAAGTGGAGAGATAAGCAGGAATACGAGGACAGAACAGCGATTGAAAAGTTGGATGAAATCTTGAAAGGATTGCATGACAATGCAGCTAAGCAAAAAACAGAATGAATACATCATAAACGCAACTCATAGATGGAATATCAAGTCCGGAGCGGTTCGTTCTGGAAAGTCTTTTGTTGATACCGCTTATATCGTCCCGAAAAGAATCCGAGAGAGAGATGGACTCCCTGGCTTAAATGTAATCATGGGTGTCTCCAAAGAATCCATAGAGCGAAACGTACTCCAACCGATGAGAGAGATCTATACCAGTGATCTAATCGGGAACATTAACAACCGGAATGTGGCAAGAGTATGCGGAGAGGATGTTTATTGTCTCGGTGCAGAAAAGGTCAGTCAGGTCGCGAAGATACAGGGAGCATCCATTAAGTACTGCTACGGAGATGAGATAGCAAAATGGAACAAAGAGGTGTTCCAGATGCTGAAATCCCGTCTCGATAAGACGTACTCCTGTTTTGATGGAGCTTGCAACCCAGAACATCCGACACACTGGCTCAAAGAGTTCATCGACAATGTAGAGCTGGACATCTATCTCCAAAAGTACACCATATTTGATAATCCATTTCTGGATCCAGAATTTGTTAAGCAACTCTGCAAGGAATACGATGGTACAATCTATTATGACCGCCTCATCCTGGGGTTATGGAAAAGGGCTGACGGATCAATCTACAAGAAGTTCGCAGACAATCCAGAAGCGTTCAAATGCGAAATCGTGGATGAGTTCTCGCAGGAATCAGAGCATAAGCAATTCCGAAAAGAGGATATCACATCAATCGAGATTGGCTTGGACTTTGGTGGTAATCAATCTGGTCACTCATTCGTTGCCAGAGGATATACGGACAACTACAGAGACGTGATTGCTTTAAAATCCAGAAGAGTCATGGCTAAGGATGAAAACGAGGACATCGACAGTAATCGACTGAACAAGCTGTTCTGCGAGTTTGTACAAGAAGTGATAGATGATTACTCTGTGTGCGTGAAGAGTGGAGACTATGTACAGTATTGTAACGTAGAGTCCGTATTCTGGGACAATGCAGAAACCGTCCTTGGTAATTCTATCCGCAATGCCGTGGAAAAGGAATTTCCGTGGATAGCTGTCAAACCAGCAAAGAAAAGACCTATAAACGACAGAATCAGATGCACCGTCAAGCTCATGGGGGCTGGGCGGTTTTTTATTACAAAAGACTGCGAATCTCTGCAAACTGCTTTTTCGGATGCAGTTTGGGACAAAGAAGTAAAGGACAAAGACGAACGCTTGGACGATGGCAGCACTGACATTGACAGCTTGGATGCGTTTGAGTACACGATCGAACGCGACATGAAATACCTAATTGAAGAGGTGGAAAATGTTTGATGGGATTAAAAGACTTTGGAAAGGAATCATGAGGATGTTTGGGTATACAACATTAAAACAGATTATCGGCAAGGATATCGCACTATCCAACGACATGATAGATGCAATCAACAGATGGAGACAGATGTTAAATGGTGATGCAGATTGGATCTCTGACAGCATTGTTTCCCTCGGGATTGAAGATGGAATCTGCCGAGAGTTTGCGGACTGTGCACTGGTTGAAATGGAAACCAGTGTAACAAATGAACGTCTGGACAAGATCTATCAGAAGAATATCGCAAGTCTGAATGAAAACCTGCAGGAAGGGCTTGCGCTTGGGTCATTCGTTCTGAAACCACTGGGAGAATCGGCTGCTGAATTTATTTCAGCCGACAAGATCATACCGATCAGCTTTGGGGATGATGGAAAGCCAAATGATATTGCATTTCTGACCGTAAAAAAGGTTGGGGACGCTGATTATTTCACAAGGCTTGAACGGCACTATTTCATTGACGGGAATCTGACTATAGAAAACAAGTGTTTCCACTCCCAGACGGCGAATGATATCGGTCTTCCGTGCAGCCTAGAAGCGGTGGAAGAATGGGAGAATATCCTACCTGGACCGATTACCTATCCCGGCATGAACCGTATGGATTTTGGATATTATCGTAATCCGATTAAAAATAAAATAGATGGTTCCTCCTGCGGAGTGTCGGTGTACGAGTCTGCCGCTGAACTGATTCGGAAAGCGGATACACAGGGGGCAAGGCTTGATTGGGAATACGAATCTGGAGAGCGTGCTATCCATGTGGATAATAGAGCACTTAAGCAAGATAAGGCAACCGGGAAGTTTGGACTTCCGAAACTCAAAAACAAGCTGTACCGTGGAATGAATCTGGATGTCGGGAAAGACCAAGAATTATTAAAGGAATACTCCCCAGAAATGAGGGACGAAGCCTTTAAGCGCGGGTTGGAGGAATACAAGCGAGAGATCGAGTTTTCTGTAGGTCTTGCTTATGGAGACCTGTCAGATGCGCAGGAAGTAGCGAAAACAGCCACGGAAATTAAAGCATCAAAGAACCGCAAGTACAACCGAGTGACGGCGATCCAGAACAACTTATACGATTGCTTAGAGGACTTTGCCGCAGGGCTTGCATTCTACAACAGTATGCTTAATTCGGGATATGAGTTCTCTTGCAAATTCAACGATTCCATACTGACCGATGAGGAAACAGAGCGTCAGCAGGACAGACAGGACGTGAGTATGGGAGTGATGTCGCATTTGGAATACCGCATGAAGTGGTACAACGAGGACGAAGCCACAGCGAAAAAGATGTTGCCAGAGCAGATCGAAGTAATGGAGTAGGTGAACCAATTGAGGGAAGACTACAAAAAGCAGCTATCCGGACAGATCGAGAAGCATTTTCTTGATTTGGAACAGATGATTCTCGAGGACATTGTTCGCCGGATTAAAAAAGCGGGAAAAATCACAAGCACAGCCGACTGGCAGATTAACCGACTACAGATTATTGGGTACTCTTCTGAGGACATCGAAAAGATGATTAAAACTGCTCTAAACCTGTCCTATCCGGAAGTGTTTGAGCTGTACGACAAGGTAATCGACTGGGAATATGTCCGTAATAAAGACATCTACGAGCAGGTCAATGCAGAATATATCCCCTACGAGGATAATAAGGAGTTGCAACAGCTTACAGATGGATTCATCCGGCAGAGCAATGATGATCTGCGGAACGTCACAAAGTCCATGGGATTTTATGTGGATTATGGCGGCGGTAGGCTCGTTATGACTCCATTGTCCGACATCTACCAAGGATATCTCGACCAAGCTATTACAGGGGTTGTATACGGCACGTTTGACTACAATACCATGATTCGCAAGGTGGTTACTCAACTCACAAAAAGCGGACTCAGAAGCATTGACTACGCTTCTGGGTGGCATAGCAGGGTAGATGTGGCGGCAAGGAGAGCGGTTATGACGGGTGTGTCACAGCTTACCGGGAAAATATCAGAAATGAACGCCGATAAGCTTGGGACAGAGCATTACGAAGTCGCGTGGCACGCCGGAGCGAGACCATCACACGCTGTCTGGCAAGGGAAGGTCTGGTCAAAGGAACAACTTGTTACGGTATGTGGTCTTGGAACAGTCACTGGACTGCTTGGAGCGAACTGCTATCACGAATATTACCCGTTTGTGAAAGGCGTCTCGGAGCGGAATTGGTCTGATTCTTGGCTTGCAGAGCAGAACCGAAAGGAAAGTATACCTAAGACGTTTAACGGCAAGGAATACACCTTATACGAAGCCAGACAGCAACAGAGGAAAATGGAAACCGCTATGAGGGCACAGAGAGAAAAGGCTGTGCTACTAAAACAGGGCGGAGCTGATCCAGACGATGTGATGCTTGCGAAAGCAAAGTATCAAGGACAACTGGGAGAATACACCAGATTTTGCAAGAAAATGGGTCTACAACAAGAAAGAGAGCGCATCTATTACGATATGCGCGGCAGAGTGGCACCCGTACCAAAACGATTTAGGAGGTTTAGGAAATGAGTAAAGTAAAAGTAATCAGACAGCCGACAGCGGAAGAAACATTGATTTTTGAATTTGAGACAGCATCATCCGAATTTCTGGTTAAGAATTTTACGGATGGTGATATTTACGCATCTCTGGAAAGGGACGCAACAAAAGAACAAAGCGTACTGATTCCGGCACAGACCGCACAGGTATTGCAGTACGGTTCCTACGGTGGTGGAAAGAGCAACATCGTCCAGATCATCCCCACAGCAACCTCAGAAAAAGGAGTAGAAGTACAATGCTTAAAATGGTAGACGGAACCGGAATCATCGGAGTGGATATGATCTGTCCTCTGGGAGTCTCCACTCCACAGCCACCGAATTATGACAGGGTAGAGCTAGAGGGTACAGGGATGCTGGTACTTCCGAACAGCTTGGATGCACCGCTTGAGAGGTTGGAGCTTGGTGGGAAGACGGAGCAGGTGCAGACGAGTGGGAAGAATTTGGCAAACGCCAATGTATACGAACAAGGATATCTAACAAGCGTTAATGCTGGTGATAAAGTATCGTTAACTCAAATGCAAAAATCATTCACAACAAATATGGAAGTAAGTTCTATGCAAGGGAAAAACGTTTCAGTGTCAGTCAGAACAAAAGAAAAAACAGGAAAAAAATATGTATTCACTGATGAGACAGATACTATTATCACCGGAGTGTTTGATACCGGGAGTAATAACTATTCGGAATTTAAAAATATAACAATCCCGAAAAATGCAAAAAAACTTTTTTTCTCTGTGACTTATGATGCGCAAGAAAACACAGAATTGCAAGTTGAGTTGGGCACTACTGTAACTACTTACGAACCCTACACAGGAGGCAAGCCATCTCCAAGCCCAGAATATCCGCAGGAAATCAAGAGTGTCGGAAAATGGAATGAAGAGAAGCAGAAGTATGAAGTTAGTGTGAAAGTTACTGGGAAGAATCTACTCAATCTGCAAAAAGAATCAGATGTAAACGGGATTTATCGAGGTTGGAAATGCGGGGATGGCGAAAAAATAACGTTAAGTATTAAAGACAAAAACAATAATGCAGATATTTCAGGATGCTTCTTGGGACTTTCCAAAAATGGTGATTCGGCATCTGGAGGTGTTTTATGGTTAGTTGATTCTGGTATAATTAAAGTAAAAGAGGCAACATCCACACATCCGTATGTAACCATATATTCTACAACTGAAACAACTATAAAAAAACTTACAGAACGATTTGAGATACAATGCGAACGAGGAACTGTCGCTACAGATTACCAACCCTACAAAGAACAAACCCTCACCCTCACATCCGACCGCCCTATTACAAAATGGGACAGACTGGTAGAGCAGGGTGGACAGATTGGGTGGTTGTATAATTCCGTGAATGAAACGATTGACGGAAAAACTGGAAAGTGGTCAATTCAACCTGCGTCTAAAATATTTTATAGGACAGACATTACTTTCCCAATAGCCGTACCGTTCTGCTCTGAATTGTTAGGATATGACTATTCCAGTGTAGGATACAAAAAAGATACAGGTATTACTATAAATAATTTAGGGATCCTATGTATAACTCTCCCAGAAGAGGTGGAACTTACACTGGATGCATATAAACAGTATTTGGCAGATAATCCATTGCACGTTCTGTATAAGGACGATTCCGAAGAATTCGTCCCCCTACCACAATCCGAGCAAAACGCTATCCGAGCATTAAAAACCTATTACCCAACAACAGTCATCACAGCGGACGGAGGGGAGCTTGACCCAGACATTAAAGTAACGTATCGAAAGGAGATATGATATGAACTACGCAAAAATCATGGAAAACGGAACTGTAAGAATCAGCTCCATCAAGAAAGAGGGCTATAAGCCGCTCAAAGAGGAAAAACCAGAGGGATTTAGCAACCTTGTCTTTGTTGGCTATACAGAGACAGAAGAAAATGTAATCAAAGAATATGAAGCAGTGGATGACGGTATGAGCGCCTACGGGAAATTGCAGAAAGACTTAAAAGCAACACAGGCGGCGCAGGAAGTCACAGATCAGGCGGTGCAGGAGCTGATTTTAGCAACAATGGAAGCGGAGGTGAAATGATGGCACAGTTTTTGGCGAACAGAATCAAAGGTGGACACTTGACGATTGATGATGTACCGGAGAGCTTGAAAGAACAGGTACAGGCGTTACTGTAAAATCGAATAAGTAAGACATTAGCACATAGAGATATGTGTTATTTTTGTGCCTTTTGGTCAGTAGATGAGACCTTAAACAGTCAATTCGTGGCGGTTGGTAACACGCCTAAAACTACCTAACGCGAAAGGAGATCAGAAACATGAAAACAGAATTTTTAAAAGGACTCGGATTGGAACAGGATGCTATTGATAAGATCATGGCAGAGAACGGGAAAGACATTGCCGCTGAAAAGGCAAAGACCACAAAAGCAGAGGGTGAGCGTGACAATTACAAGAGTCAGCTTGAGACCACAACGGAATCTTTGGAAAAGTTTAAAGATGTTGACCCAACAGCTATGCAGGGAGAAATTGATAAGCTGAATCAGCAGCTGAAAGACAAGGATGCTGAGTATGCCGCCAAAGAAGCAGATCGCATCTTTTCCGACACGATCAAAGAAGCAATCAAGACAGCCGGGGGACGCAATGAAAAAGCGGTCATGGCTATGCTTGATATTGACGCTTTGAAAGGATCGAAAAACCAGTCTGAGGACATCAAGAAAGCATTGGAAACCGTAAAGGAGTCTGATGCTTATTTATTTGGCTCTGATGAGCCTTTTAAGAACCCAGTAGGAGCAACTGGCGGCTCCGGTGGAGAGATTGGTAGCGACATGCGTTCTGCTATGAGAGCAGCAATGGGACTTCCACCGGAAAAATAACAAACAATATTAGAAAGAACGAGGTAAAAACATGGCAAACAACATTGCATTAAGAAAAGAATATTTATCTGGCCTACTTGACCAGGTATACAAACTGTCATCTCTCACAGCTGTCCTTGACGGGGCAAACGAGTTGGCGCGAGAGGGAGCGAATGCAAATGAAATCTTAATCCCGAAAATGACAATGCAGGGATTAGCAAACTACAATAGGCAGTCAGGGTATGTTGCAGGTGATGTAACACTCGAATACGAAACAAAGAAATGTGGATATGACCGTGGACGAATGTTTACAATTGATGCTATGGACAATATCGAGTCCGCAGGTCTTGCATTCAGCCGACTTTCTGGAGAATTCCTGCGCACTAAAGTAGTGCCAGAACTTGATGCTTACCGCCTGGCAGGCTATGCGTCTATTGATGGAGTGACAACTGTAGCTGCGGCTCTCAATGATGGTAAGGCGGCTCTTGCGGCACTCAGAACAGCAAGAAGCAAGATTGAGAACGCAGAAGCGAACCTTGCGACCTGCTATCTGTTTATCAATCCGACAATCTACGGCATGATCGAGGACTTGGACACAACAGCATCCAAGAAAGCAATTGACGGATTTGCCGGAATTGTCAAAGTTCCGGAGGGAAGATTTTACTCCAAAATCGATCTGACAGCTTCTGGTGCCGGCGGATATGCTAAGAACTCCGAAGGTAAAGCAGTAAACTTCATGATCGTGGACAAACAGGCAGCAATCCAGTACCAGAAACACACAGTCTCCAAGATTATTACACCGGATCAGAACCAGGATGCAGACGCTTGGAAATTTGGATACCGTACTGTTGGTATCGCAGAATGCTACGATAACAAGAAAGATGGTATCTATGTACACACAGCGGTGTAAGGAGTGATTAAATGATTCTGTATGCAGATTATGAATATTACACCACTACATACAAAGGGAGTCTGTCAAAAGAAGAGTTTGAAAAATCCATTATGAAATCATCAGCCTACGTCCGGAGGATTACCTTCGGGCGCGCCGATGAAAATAAGGAATTGGACGAGGTAAAGCTTGCCGCCTGTGCTGTCTGCGATTTGATTGCCAACGATGAAAAGGTCAGAAGCAAGCATTCTGGACGCGTGGTCACATCCGAAAACACGGATGGATACTCTGTTAGCTATGAAAGTGGAGGAAACGGAGAGACAGCGGATGATTTGCTTGGCAGAAAGATATTTGACACATTAGAGCTTTATCTTATGCCGACAGGTCTTTTGTACATGGGGGTGGAATCGTGATAACAAACACAGATGCCACGCTTTACAGTAGGAAATATAACCCATCTACTCGGCTGGATGAGTGGGAACGAACCTGCATCCCGAAAGTATGGTGGTACAAAAATGAAAAGTCGCAGATTACGACAGATGGATTAAAGCAGGCAGACACTTACACCGTCAGAATCCCGGACACGAGCGTGGCTGTCAAAAAAGATGATTATCTTGTAAAAGGAGATTGTAAGGTTGACATGCAGACCATCAAGGATTTGGATGGACTGGATAAGACCAGAGTCACGTCTGTAAACTACAATACTTTTGGCGGCAATCCGCATATTAAGGTGGTTGGAGTGTAATGGCAAAAGGAAAAAAGAAATTCAAAATCCAGACTCCGAGAGGATCTATATATACCCAAGCATCCGGCGGTGGAAAAGTATCAGCAAAAATCGAATGGAATCCAAGCTTTAAGCCAAGTACGGAATCCGGTTTCGCAAATGCACAGTCTTTTGTAGATTCCGAGTGTATTAGACGGATGGCGCCAGAGACGCCAAAGAGATCCGGTGTTTTGATTAAATCACCCACACTTGGAACAGTGATTGGAAGTGGAGAAATCAATCAGATTGCGCCTTATGCCCGCAGACACTACTACGAACACAAGGAAAAATCACAGTGGTTCGAACGCATGAAGAACCGGCACAAGGGCTCTATCTTGAAAGGAGCGGCGAACTATGTCAAAACTCATTGACATCGTCAGATTATACATCCTCACATGCCCGTTTTTAAGTGACGGACGTGTAAACGTGGACTATATTGGAACAGATATGGGGTATTCCATCGATCCTCTTCCATGCGATCCGATTATCCAGAGATACATGGATGGTGGAGCAAAAAAGCAGTTCCAGTTTGCGTTTTCAAGCCAAGAGGAATACGATCAGGACGCGCGAATCAATATTGAGAACAGTGGATTCTTCCAGAGTTTTGAAGAGTGGCTGGAACAGCAGAGTTTTAATGGCAATCTACCGGAACTCGGAGAAAAGAAGAATCCAATATCAATCGAAACTTTAAACAGTGGCTACCTGTACGATATGAACGGCGAAAATGCCAAGTATCGCATAGAGTGCCGCTTAATTTATGCACAGGAGGTATAAGTATGGCAGTAATAGCACCAAAATTAGTCGGCAGACATTTGCGTGTGGCATTCATGAACACGGATGCAACGGGTAGCTCTCCGAAATTTGAAAGAATGACCAATTTTACCGCAATGACAAACGGGAAAAACCCGAAAGAGTATTCCAGACAGTACGTGGATGAAAGCACGGAGAGATCAGATGTAGTTGGATATGCCCCGGCTACAGAATACTCATTCGATATGTACGCAGGTAATCCGGTACATGAGCGCATTGCCGCAATCCATGACGGAGAGAAAGTAGCCGATGATGCGCACGTGGAAGTTGTCACAGTGGATTTTTACAAGAAAAATACGAAAGGCGATAAGTGCTTTGCGACAAAGAGAACTTGCGCAGTTATCCCAGATTCCGACGGAGATGGAACGGACGCATTGGTTTACAGCGGATCACTGAAAGCTGTATCCGACATCGAGGAAGGATATGTTACAGAGACTGATATTACATCTAAGACAGTCACTTACACTAAGGGTGATTACATGGGGGAGTAGCTGCCGCCGATTTTAAGGTGGCAAAAAACACAGGAAAGAATAGGAGAGTGAGCCAATGAGCCAGTGGAAATTTAATAATTTTGAAACAGACATCGATTTTACAGACGCAGATTTTATGGAAAAATTTGAGGGCTGCTACGAAAAAATGGTTGAGGAATCCGAAAAAGTGCCGAAAGTTGGAAAAGTGTCCGAGATTACGAGGGCGCAATGCAAGGTTTTTAATGATTTCTATGACCGATTATTCGGAGACGGAACAAGCGAAAAAATGTTTCTAGGGAAAAACAGCATGGACATGAGAGTTAAGGCCGCCAATTCACTGTTTGATTTACGGAACAGCGAGCAGTCCAGATATAACAGTATGGTAAACAAATATACACCAAACAGGAAAGCTAGGAGAGGGGCGAATAAGAACCGATGAACCTCTTCTATGAATCACTCCCGACATCGGTAATTGTAAATGGAAAGCCTGTGAGAATCAGAACCGATTTTCGAGAGTATATTTCTCTTTTGGACATGTTAAAAGATAAAGATGTCAAGTCTGTGGATAAGCTGTTGATTTTGAGTGAGTATTTCCTTGACGATATCGAAATATCGCAGCCTGCAATTGACGCATTATGCGACTTTATGAGTGCTGATTTTTCAGACGGAGAAGTCAGTCAAACTGGAACAGTGAGGCAAAAGAATCTTTTTTCTTTTTCCATCGATTATCCCTATATATTATCAGCATTTTTGCGCGATTACGGAATCGACCTGATTGATATTAAATATCTGCACTGGTGGAAATTTCGAATGCTTTTTGATGGATTATCAGAGGACAATGAGATCAAGAAAAGAATTATGTACAGAGGGATTGATCTGAGCGAAGTTAAAGATCCGGAAGAGAAAAAGAGAATCCAGAAAATTAAAAAACTGATCGAGTTAAAACAGGAAGAATTGACTGATTTTGAAATCGGTGACGCTTTTATGTAGGTGGATCATGAAAAAAGAACCAATATTAGTCCGAGATTGGATTAGATGCCCTGTGTGCGGCTGCAAACTTGCTATTGCAGACAATACAGCCAAAAGCCACGGTATCTACGTAAAATGTCGGACTTGTAAGAAAGAAATAGAAATTAAGAAATAAAGCACTTAAGTGAGCCTATGAGCCTGTGCTATCCAAGAATAGGAGGGATAGTATGGGTTATGATGGCTCATTAAAATTTGACACGGAAATAAATGAATCTGGATTTAATTCCGGAATTTCCAAACTTGGTGGAATAGCCAAGAAAGGTGCAGGAGTGGCAGTTGCTGCGGTTGGTGCTGTGACGGCTGCGCTTGGAGCTGGTGTTGTAGCCGGAGTAAAATACAATGCATCCATAGAGTCTTACCAGACATCATTTGAGGTTATGACTGGATCCGCGGAAAAAGCAGCGGAAGTAATCGACAAATTGAAGAAAGTAGGAGCGGAAACGCCGTTTGAACTTCAGGATTTAGCAGATACTACACAGCTGTTGATGAATTATGGTTTTAGTGCAGACGAAGCCATGGACAAAATGATGATGCTTGGTGATATCTCGCAAGGCTCAGCTGATAAGATGTCCAGAATTGCCACTGCTTACGGACAGATGTCATCCGCCGGAAAAGTGTCTCTGGAAGATGTCAAGCAGATGATTGAAGCTGGATTTAACCCATTGCAGGAGATTTCTGAGAGTACAGGGGAGTCAATGGCATCCTTGTATGACAGGATCAGCAAAGGGACAATCTCTGTGGATGAGATTACCGCCTCCATGCAGAGAGCAACATCTGAGGGTGGAAAGTATTTCCAGAGCATGGAAAAGCAGAGTCAGACGTTTAGCGGTCTGATCTCCACATTAAAGGACAACGCACAACAGCTTTTAGGTGAAATTGTTAAGCCTATATCTGATGGACTGACGGAATCGTTATTACCAGCGGCGATCAGTGCGATTGAGCAGCTTACGCAAGGATTTGAGGAAAATGGCGTTTCCGGTATGATTCAGGCTGCCGGAAACATTGTAAATGGATTGTTTACCGGAATAATGGAAAATGCTCCATTGCTTATTTCTACCGGAATGGAGCTTCTGAACCAGTTTTGGCTTGGAATTGCAACAGGGCTTCCAGAATTGATTATGAAAGGGTTTGAGATTGTAACGCAGTTAGCTCTTGGAATCATGCAGAATTTGCCGCAGTTGGTTACCCAGGGTTCCGCAGCTATTACAAATTATGTAAGTGGACTCTTATCAGCGCTTCCATCCGTGTTACAATCCGGTGTCCAGATGATTTTACGCCTTGTGGATGGAATCATAAACAATCTGCCGGCTATCGTAGCAGCTGCAGCTCAGGCGATAGCACGTTTTGTAGCAAGCATCGCAAGTAATCTTCCGCAGATTTTATCCACTGGTATTAAAATTATCGGAGAGTTAGCTTCTGGTTTGATTAGAGCAATACCAAACTTGGTTGGGAAAATACCGCAGATCATCTCTGCGATAAAAGACGCTTTTTTGAGTGTAGATTGGATCAGCGTTGGAGTTAACATCATAAAGGGAATTGCATCCGGTGTCGCTTCTGCAGCCGGACAGCTAGTAGATGCCGCTGTGAGCGCTGCTACAGATGCCTTGAATTGGGTTAAAAGCAAACTTGGGATCCATTCCCCATCCCGTGTATTTAGGGATCAGGTCGGGAAAAACATGGCTCTCGGTATAGGGGTTGGATTCGAGGATAATATCCCATACAAAGACATGGAAAAACAGGCAAACAAGATGGTGTCCCGGATACAGGGAGCTGCTCTTGGTGTTACAACGTCTGCAAGCCCGACAGCAAGTGGATATGTCGCTTCCAGATCAGCGGTCAGAACGACAGATAATAGTGAGCTGATCTACGCGGTGGATCGATTATCCAGACTCGCAAACCGGCCGCTTGAAATTATCAATAAAATAGATTCCGTAGAGACATCCAGAGTACTTGCAACGCCAATGGAAAAACAAATAGAAAAGAATTCGAGTTTTCGGAAGATGTTAGGAGGGGATAGAGATTGAGTTTATCTGTAAAATTCAACGATCAGGAACTCGGGCGATACTTGAGTGTATTGTCCGGGTTTTCTCCGTTTAGCGGAGTAAATAGAGAGACAGAACTTCTTGACGGAGCAGAAAGTGCAAAAGGAGAGGATTTTGGCTATATAACATATAAATCAAAGACACTTGAAATGCCATTTGAAATTAAAGGCGATATTTTAGAAAGTTATGATGCGATTCAGAAGATCCTAAACGTCACAGAGCCGAAAAGGCTTGTGTTTGGGAATTATCCGGATCGCTATTTTTATGCTGTCCCTGACGGTAATTTTGATATAACACAGGTTGCAATGTTTGGGAAAGGCACGATCACATGGCTCATCCCAGACGGGGTAGCATACTCCACTACAGAATTTGCATTTGACGGAGTGCAAGAAGATGGATACCAGACAATTACCATCCAAAACAACGGTACCGAGTGGACGGATGTGGACTATGAGATTACCCACAAGCACGAGAACGGCTTTATTGGATTGGTCAGCCAGTATGGAGTAATTCAGCTTGGGAAACAAGAAGAAGCGGACGGAGAGAACTACGAAGCGTCCGAAGAACTGTTTAACGGTTACAGTCTGTTTCAAGACGATCACGGTACCTCTTATCAGAACCCAGAAAACACCGCACAGGGAACGCTCGAAGTCAAGAATGTTGCCGGATATAACGTCATGGCATTAAAAGGTGGACAGGCAACATCCGGATTCTGGAACGGTGGAATGAAAACACTTACTATCCCGGTGGACAGCGAGGGCAGACGTGGGGCGAAGAACTTTTACTGTTACACCCAGCACTGGTTCGAGACTGGATTGATGGGACAGACGGGAGCGCAGACTATTGCGTTTCTTACAGGGAAAAATGAAGTGATCTGCTCCATGTCTATTAACAAGAGTGATGCCACAGGTAATACGGCGCGTATCGAGTGGTTTGCCCCAGGGAACACCTTGCTCAGACGGGAAGAGTTCCAGCCGACAGCCTACGAGGGCAATCCGTTTAACCTAAAAATGGGATGCCACAACGACTTTTTAAAAGAGGGAGAAAAGCTGCGGATTTTCTGGTATGGAAGTTATATGGAGCGAAACATACCAGAGATTAAGGATATGGAATGCGAAAAAATCCAGATCTGGATCGGGCAGTGGGGAGACAGAAACCTCACAAACCAGTACGTTACACACAACTATTTAAAAAGCATCCGATTCCGGAAAGACAATGTCGATAAGTATAAGGATGTGCCGAACCGGTATCGTGCCGGAGATGTGGTGTCTATAGACGGAGAGAGTACAAAGGTCTATGTAAACGGGATGCCGGCAAAAGGAGATGAGATTAATGGATCCAATTATCCAAAAGTTCCACCGGGGACAACGGAAGTGCAGTTCTGCCACTCTTCCTTTTCCTCTCCGCCGCCACAGATTAAAGCCAAAATAAGGGAGGTATACTTGTAATGGACAGTATTAGAATTGCGATTTTAAGTGCAAACAACACACCGGTAGCATTTATGGACAACGCACACAAAAAATCTATGCATTACTGGGATGATGAGCTACACGAATATTTACAGGGAGCAGCGAACACATACACCTTTACAGTTAATGCCAAACATCCAGACGCAGAACATGTTACAGTCGGAAACAAGGTGGCATTTACTTACAAAGGCAGATCATACTACTTAAATATTGTAAATACCGATCAGACGGAGAAGACAATTACTGCTACGGCATGGTCACTGTCGTTTGAGCTTATTAACGAGGATGCTGGCGAATACAAAGCTGGAAAAGCCATGAGCTTTGAAGAGTACCTTGCCGTTTTTGATGCTGAGAGAACGCTTAAATTGGGACTCAATGAGGTGTCGGACAAACGGATCACCAACGAATGGACCGGTACAACAACCGTGTTAAAGAGATTATTCTCTCTGGCAAATGTCTTTTCTGCGGAGATCGAGTTTGAGACGGTCTTAAACAGCGATTACTCCTTAAAAGAGATTGTCCTGAATGTATACCGAGAACACAGCGATACGGACAGTGGAATTGGAGAATATCGCAGTGATGTTGTCCTGCGCTACGGAAAAGGAATTACCGGAATTCGGAAGACTACGGATGCAGAAAAGTTATACACCTGTATCCAGCCGACCGGAAAGGATGGGCTGACGATCAATGGTCTGGATAAAAAGGAATACGATGAGAACGGCAATATCGAATACTTTACAGACGGCGCGCTCATCCGGGCACCGCAGGCAAGAGACCGATTCCCGTCCAATATCGTAAATAAGGCTGATGCTTATATCCTGATGCGTAAAGAGTACGATACAGACAGCAAGGACAAGCTGTACAGCATGGCATTATCTGACCTCAAGACCGCATCCGAGCCAGTAGTAACCTACGAGGTGGACGGATATTTTGACACCAACATCGGGGATACGGTAAGGATGCAGGATCAGGAGTGGACACCAGTCCTTTATCTACAGGCAAGAGTATCAGAACAGATCAGGAGTCTTACCAATCCAAAAACTGCAAAGACGGTATTTACAAACTACAAAGAGCTTACATCCGAAATATCCGACGATCTCATCAAAAGGATGCAGGACTTGATTTCAAAAAATAAAGTCTACACCTGTTCCATCTCTACAAACAACGGCATTATCTTTAAAAACGGCATCGGCAGCACTACACTGACTGCCTACGCTTACAACAACGGTGTGGATGTGTCTGGAAATCTGGAAATCCGGTGGAGTAAAGATGGGACAGAGTTTTATGTAGGTAGGAGCGTGACAGTAAATGCAGAGGATGTGGATACCAAGGCGGTGTACTCTTTCGTGGCAACTGAAAATGGAATCCGGCGTGGATATTATGAGGTAACAATCACCAAGGTGGACGATGGAGCACCGGGAGAACCTGGAAAAAACGGGGATGACGGAAAGGACGGTGTAGGAATCGAGAGTGTGACCAAGTATTATCTGGCATCCGAAAAAAGCACAGGAATCACGGTATCCTCTCCGGGATGGACGGACACGAAGCAAGACATGACCGAAACCAAGAAAAACCTATGGAGCTACGACCTTATCCGGTACACCAATAGCACGGAAACCAAGACCACACCTGTGATTATCGGTGTACGTGGAGACAACGGAGAGACAGGGGATAGTGGAATTATCATATCTCCCGCACCCCCGGAAAATCCAAAAGTTGGACAGCTCTGGCAGACAGCAAGTGGAGAGCCGATTAAAAGATGGGATGGAAGTAAATGGGTGATCTATTACATTTCTGTAGAAAATCTGAATGTAGAGACGCTAAGTGCGATTGCCGCAAACCTCGGAACTGTAACCGCTGGACTTATAAAGAGTCTGGACGGACACTTTTTTATCCAGGTAAATACCGGAGAGATCTACTCCGAAGATGAAAACGGGATAAACAGCTCTGCGATAAGCAAGGGCGTATTTGTAGCGAATGGGATGGATAGCGGCAGACACACAAGCTTGTCTATATTCCCAACGCAGATTGCGCAGTATTTTGACGGAGCCACCATTTCAAACCTTGTTAATTTTAAACGGGACGGTATATACATCAAAAGCACCGGATCATACGAAATAAACATATCTAAAGCAACAAATTATGACTCCGGAAAAATAAAAGGACCATACGCCAGCACAAACTCATCCAACTATATACAGGCGGAGCTAATAAGGAGAGGGTGCGTGGTTACATGTAAAATCACGGCACTTATACAATTTCCAAACACAGGATCGCACGGACCGTTTGACGAATTAAGGATCCCTATAGGATATCGACCAGTCGTAGACATAGTAGAGACGTACAGCGAATTGGTTGGTCCGTCAGTTATCGGGACTGGCAGATATTATATTTCAAAAGACGGAGGAATATCCATTGTAACTGGCAAGACAGACTACTGTGAACGCATAAAGACATTTACATGGATTACGGATGACTAAAGGAGCGAATATGGAGATCAGAGCAAGACCGTGATGGTCTTATTTTTATACTTTAAAAGCAGAAAGGAAAGTGAGGATATGAAGAAAATGGAACAGTTAGCAAATGTAAAAGCGTTTTTATGCATGGTATTCGGAGCTATTGCAGGAGGTTTCGTAAACCTGATCGGAGGATGGTCTGAGGACTTAACTACATTACTTATTTTTATGGGTGCAGACTTTGTTCTCGGATTACTGATCGCTGCCTTTTGGAAAAAGAGCAACAAATCAGAGAATGGCGCGCTGAGCAGCTACTCTGCATGGAAAGGTCTGTGCAGAAAAGGGGTATCTCTACTGATCGTACTTATTGCATATCGGCTGGATGTTACTCTCGGCGTAGACTACATCCGTACAGCGGTAGTACTGGCATTTATAGCAAATGAGGGGATCTCGATCTTAGAAAATGTTGGAATTATGGGTGTGAAATATCCGGAAGCGTTAAAAAAAGCACTGGATGTTTTAACAAATAAATCACAGGAGCAGGAGGGCGAGTGATCGTCCTCTTTTATTGTTCGACATCGCACAAGGAGGTGAGAACATGAGCGAACAGAACGAATTTGGAAGAGTATCCGTAGAGGAACTGGAAAAAGCATTTGAAACAGAAGAGCAGGAGGAAGAGAAAGAATGAGTATCTGTAGAGGAATTGCCGGCAGGAGAGGGAAAAATCCTGTCGGTATTTTTATTCACAATGATGCAGGTGGTGGTTCTATGAATGCATCTTATTGGGCTAATTCTCTCGCAAATGGTAGTCATAACAAAGAAGGAGGATTCGCTCACGCATATTGCGGCAGTGATGGTATCCAACAGGTGGAAGACGATGCAAACTGTGCTTGGCATTGCGGAAATACAAACGGCAATACAAATTATCTTAGTATCGAAGTTTGTCAGAGTATGGGAGACTTAAATACATTTAGAGCAAATGAGGAACGCGCTTTGCAGTGGTGCGCTCAAAAGTGTAAGCAGTATGGAATCACCCCTAATGAAAATACTATCCGCTTGCATCAAGAGGTATATGCTACTGCTTGTCCACATAGATCAGTTGAGATCCATGGTGGTGCATCAGCAACAAAGGCGTATTTTATTAAACGTATCAAAGAGTTGATTAACGGAAGTCAAGTCGCAGTGTCAGATCAGAAAGGAGAAAATGAAGATATGCAGTGCATGTTTACAGTAGAAGGAAAAGGATGTGTTTATTGGATGCATGATGGAGTGGTTACAGCTTTAGCACACCCTGACGAGTTAAAAATCATTCAGCAAATTTATAAGGATAACTATGGACATGATATGCCATGTTACAGTTGGAGCAAGCCAGCGCCATGGCATATTAGGCTGATGGAACCATTATATCGCGAACCGGAAAAATCTATCTAATTAAAATCCCCTCGGAGATCAGCTCTCTGAGGGGAATAATATTATTTTCTATCAAAATGTATTTTTAATAAATTCAATTCAAACCCCTCTGTGCTATAATATATGCAGTTAATACAAGAGGGGGAACAAGTATGGAATATCAGATCTACGAATCTTACGATACGTTTTTACTATACCAAGAGTTTTTGGAGATACCAGGTAATACATTCAAGTTCCGGTTGCCAGAAGGAATGATCCTGACAACCGAAATGATGCACACCTTTTTACGTGCTGCGTATATGAGTGTTGGACGGATGGATCTGCCGTCCTGA